AATAGTAAAAAAGACATAATTAATCGTACATTTAATTTATAATTATTAAATACGAGACTATAAATATTATAAAAAACTATAAATACTTCTTTTATGATAAAACGCAAAAAAAGTATTACGAAATAAGTCTGGTGGGAATCTTGGAAGAGACTAAATAGATGGAATTTTCGGTTACAACGATGTATTCTTCGCCGGCGTTGTAAATACTATCGATAGTACTGGTATATTCATCTTCGCTCTTGATTAAATACTTATCTCCATTTTCACGAACACCAATTAAGGCACCTTCTTCATAAGAATCAATCCAATAATCGAGCATGAGTGGTTTATCTTCGGTGATGGATAATTTCACGCATTTTTGCAAAGTGTCATCGCACGGTGCAATATATGTTTTTTTTTCATCCATGACCATAATTTCAGATTTTTCATTTCCGGAGGCTTCCTTAGACACTTCGTTAGACATTATACTCTAAAGCTTTATTTTTTTTTTAAGTTAATATTCGTATATATAATATTAATAAATATACTATTTAAATTAAAGTATAAAATTAATTATTGCGAATAATAATATAATGAGTGAATTCAGTATATTATCATTAAATAATTACAAATCGCATTTTGACGGAAAAAGCATTCATTTATATTCAAAAAAATACATAGAACTGATACAGGAATTTATAATTTATGCTCAAGAGAACATTGAGATAACGGATCTAAATTATTACAAATTTATAATACAAAAGGGAATCGATACGATAAAGCATATTTTCAATAATTTGTTTTTGTATACGAAGCATTTAGAATTAACAATACATCATTGTCGCAAAGTATTTGTATATTATATTGAGTTTATTCAGCAGATAGGCGATGGTACAAATTCTTTTTTTCAATTGAATTCAAAGGATGCGATATTATTCATTTATAAGAAAACGATATTTGAAATAAACAATGAATATCGCAAGAATTATAGTTTAGATGATGATGATTTGAATATCTTAAATACAATAAAGACGATACATTCAATATTCGATGAATTACTGAAAATAATAGTAAATAGAGAAGGCGAAAAATTAAAGGAAAAGGACGATGGGTTTTTTGATTCAATTACCATTATCATAAACATTATGAATAACATTATTAAATTTAAGGAAATGAAAGAAATTGACAATGAAAATTTGCATGATATTTTGGAAACTTTTCTATATTTTATACAAAATATCGTAAGATATGATATGGATACTGTGAAATTTTTGAATATACAATTACAGATGTCTAAAAAAATGTATAAAAAAAGTATATCTCAAGAAAAAATAAAGGAAAAGATATTTGATTTGATAAATTTCGACATGATGTTACAAGAATCACCATTAAAATTTACAAATTGGATGTATAATTAAGGCATGCTGACTGTTATTTTTTTGATAATTATTTTATTTTTATTTTTCTTTTCCTTTTTAAAAGGGACATCTGAAAAAGTATTTTTAATACCAATTTTTTCATATTCTGTGTTTAAAATATTTTTAACAAAAGAATATACATGATTTAATATTTTTTCGTCGCAGTGTCCAACGATTAATACACTTCCAGTACGGAATATCATAAAAGACATTTGTCGACATTGATTGATACCAGAACCACTTCCTTTCTTACTGCATCTTTGAGGAAATTTACTTTTTTTGCATTCTTTTTCCTCTTTTTCCTCTTTTTCCTCTTTTTCCTCTTTTGCCTCTTTTGTCTCTTTTGTCTCTTTTGTCTCTTTAGATGATTTGGGTTGACAACACTCACAGACACCATTTTGAAAAGATTTGTCATCGTTATAATAAAATTTACATTGGATACCAGGATATGAACAAGGGTCATAAATGGCACTGATATTATATTTATATTTCAAAATATCAAATAACTTGTCACGATTAATCTCATAATTACAAGAGAAATTAGAGTTAATGAGAATGGTATGCATGGTTTCTTTGAGATAATGTAATTTATTTTGGTCTTTGTCTTTACTTTTTTTGTCTTTACTTTTTTTATCTTTACTTTTTTTGGTTTTGTCAAACAGAGGATTTAAAATATTTTTAAGCATAAAATCAAGTACATAAAACATAAACTTATCATTTTTTACACCAGGAATTTCCATTTTGCCAGTATTGAAAATTTTAACATGTAGTTCCCTGTATTCTCCTTCGTATAATACACGTATGAGAATTATGAAACAGTTATAGAAAGCACTTGTCTCTTTGGGTTTACGAGTAAGAATATCTTTTTTGGATATACCGATGGTTACCTTAGCGACGTTGTAAAATTTGGACTTGCGTATACTGGTTGAATTATTTTTACTTAATACGCGACATATTGCAGTGGGATTTTTTTTCAAATTTTCTTGGAAAAGCTCATATTCGGCTTTGTCATTGGAATTGATTTTCATTACTTTTTTGATAACCCCGTCTTTTGGCAAATAATATGGCGTGATGGGTATTTCCCAGAAAAGAGAATCCAAATCAATGGCTCTATTTAGATGTATAATAATTGTTTTGGTCGAAATATAGATAGGGGAACAAATTGCTTTAACAGGCATTTTTTTATTTTTTCTGACATTTTTTCTGTCGACTTTTCTGTCAACATATTCATTTTTGTCGCTTATTTTTCTATTTTTTGAGTTTTTTTCGGATTTAGAATCGCTCTCATTTTCTAATATTCGAAGATTTTTCGCAGACTCATTGATAATACTACCAATACTACCAATACTATCAATATTATCATTATCTTGTTGTGAATTATATTTTAAGTCGCTATTTGTTAACACAGAAGACAAATAATTATCTTCATTGCTTTCTTTTAACCATGCCGACCACTCATCATTTAAATCGTTTTCGTCGTCATCTTCTACTTTAGCGTTTTCGGCATTTAAAGAAAACATCAGGGTATATTAAGTTCCGTCAAATTCTTTAAGTTGATTTTTAAATTAATTTAAACGGGTTTAAAGAAAAATAGATGAACAAACAAATTTTCGATTTAGGAATGGACAAATCAAATTCGGCGAAATTTAGTTATTTTGTTACCATTTTTATCTTGGTCTAAATTATAAATGTCATCTACGAGTTTCAATATTTTGCCTACAATTACTAAGACAAAAACTCGTAAAAATATTCGTGAAATTCATCACGAATATGAGCTGATTAGAAAATACATCGACCAAAAAAAAGACTCTCCAAATATTTTTTTGAATAAACTAGATAACCGTTTCCGTATGTATTTCGCAAAATGTAAAAAATATAATGAGAATAATGGTATCTCATCTAATGATATCACAAAAGATGCTGAGGAAGAAGATTTGGGAATTGATGATATTCTGGCCGTGGAAGATATTGCCCAAAATGATAAATCGCAAAGTTTCTTAGAGGAAATATTGCGATTCAAAAAAAATTTTTAATTTTTCATTGTTTCATTGTTTCATTGTTTCATTGTTTCATTGTTTCATTGTTTCATTGTTTTATATAGCCCTGATATGGTTATACAAAATAATTCCACCAAAGTGTTGGAATCCGCATCACTATCTATATTATAAATCATATATTGTAAATTTTTTAACCACGTTTTATTCCTTGTGTATGTTTTGTTCTTTATTATGTATATTATAAAGTCATTTATAAACTGTGTTTTTTCTATTTCATACTTCTTGTGAATATTATTAATGATTCTTTGTAAATTCTTGCCTTCCACTATTTTTTGAATGAATTTCTCCATTGTTGTCTTATCTACTGTATTTATTTTATCCGTCTCGCTATAATTTATACTCTGAAGATGATTTATCATACTGCGTATGTCTGATTGATATAATTCTTGTATTGCCGTTAATTCTTTGGGCGTGACCCGAATGTTTTCGTTTTTGACGATCTTCTTCAAAAATTTATGGGTATCTGTCTTTGGTAGTTTACAAAACTTGAGACGTATGAATTCGTTCTGCAATGACGTGTCTATGCGGCTTATATAATTACATATGAGACAGAACGCAGCATCATCACGGTATTGTTGTATTAAGTATCGCAAGGCGTTTTGTGCATTCTTCGTCATGTAATCCACCTCGTCTAAGATTATGAATTTCTTGCCTTTGCCGAATAATGATTTTGTCGTGACAAATTGATTGATTTGATTGCGAATTACGTCTATTCCCCTGTCATCCGATGCGTTTAAATGTATGACCAAATCCTTTCTTTTCTCGCGGTGTTTTGTCTGGTATTTATCAATTATATTCATTATTGTTGTTGTTTTGCCGGTACCAGGCGGACCATAAAACAAAATGTTTGGAAAATATTTCTTTTGTATTACATTCTTAAGTATACGGCGATTTATCGGATCTAAGACAATTTCATTGAAATTAGAGGGACGATATTTTTCGACCCATGGTATATAATTCGACATTGAGTATATTTTTTTATTTTATATTTAAATTTATATATTAATTTATCAATAATCAATTAAAAGGTATATATTTATTATAATAATGCCAAAGCGAAAAAAACAAAAAAATAAAAAAAAACAAAAAAATAAAAAAAAACAATGTAATAATAATAATCAGTCAAATAATAACAATAAACAAAAAAAAATTTTATGGATTTGTGATTCTTTTTTTGATAATACAGGTTATTCTAACATGTCAAAAAAATTATGCGAAACTTTGAAAACAAGATTTAAATTAATTAATCTTTTTATAAATTCAAAGTTTTTAAATCAAAAAATAAATGAAGGAGAATATATAGTTGATATTCCAAAAAGTATAGTAATTGAAGGAACGCGTGATATTTTGAAAAATGTAAATTCCGATATTAAAGAATATTATTGTGACCTTCTAATGGGTTATTATATATTACCCAAAATTATTAAAAAAGAAAATCCCGATATTGTTGTTTCAATAAACGATTTTCAAGTAATCAAAAAACATAATTCAATAGTTAAAAATATTTTACCTAATTGCAAATTTATTTCTTATATGCCCGTAGATGCTGATTATTACATAAAAGATTTTTTTAAATATTTAAACAATGTTGATTGCGTCATTACAATGAATCAAGTATCTAGAAATATATTGAAAAAAGATTGTGACAAAGAAATATATGTTTTACCTCATTTTATAGATCAAAAATATAAAAAAAATACAGATAGTTTACAAAATAATAGAGATATTATTTTTGGTAAAAATAGAATACCTGAAAATTTTAAAATAGTTTTGAATATAAACAATCATAATACAAGAAAACGACTTGACATTTTCATTGAAAGTTTATATCTTTTAAATCGTGCATATTTTCCAAATAATTCCAAAATAGCTGATATTATTTATGTCCTGAAGACCGGAAAAGAATATGATTTAAAACAAAAAATTAAAGAATTTGATGATAAATATAATTTGAATTTGGGACACCGTTTTATTCATTTATCGGAAAAACTTAATACTTATCAAATGAATATTTTGTATAATTGTGCCGATGTATTTGTAACTACAACTTCTGGTGAAGGTTTCGGTTTAACACCATTTGAAGCAGTTGGTGCTGGTGTTTTTACTTTAGTTCCCGATAATACATGTTATTCGGAATATTTTCCAAATGAAATGTTGATTGAATGCGAAAAAAAAAGTATGAGTGTCGGAAGAAATAAACAAGTAAATCCCGATAATGATGTTCAGTATATTTTAATACAAGGTATTCCTAGTTATACTAATACAACTGTAAAATATTTAAAAGATAATCAAACTATTGAAAATTTTACATGTAGAAAAATTATTATTGATTTGGAAAATTTTGAATGGCAATTGAATAATGTAATAAAAGAAAGAACACCTTTTCATATGGTTATAAATTTTGATGTTACAAATAATTTTATGATTTCTGAAAAAATTTTTGACAAATTTAAAAAAATTAATTTTGAAAAATATTGTAATTGGAAATTTAAATTACTTGGGAAAGAATCTTTTAATCAACATTTTGTAAAGGTAAAAATTGTAAAAATAAATAATTTGGTCGAAAAATTAATTGATTTTTTTCAAAATAGAGAAAAATATGAAAATTATGCAAGCATTTTTAAAGAAAAAATAACCAATGAATTATCATTTAACAGTATACAAAAACAATTATTTGATTTACCTTGTTTTAATTGAACTTTAAATGATTATTTCGTTTGTCATATTCATTTAAAAATAAACGCATATAATTAGTCAATATGTCGGCAACTTTTTTGAAAAAATCACCCAATATCGGTTATTTGGAACTTATTATTGGTCCCATGTTCTCGGGAAAAACTACGTGTCTCATCAATCTCGATGAAATTTATCGTACCAAACTTGGAATGAGCTGCTTTTTAATTAATCATAGTGATGACCAGAGATACGGAAAAGTCGGCGATGGATTAATGATGACACACAATCGTAAAAGTATAAGAGCACACCACACTTCGAAATTAATGGATTTACTTAAAGACCCTTATATATTGAATTACGATGTCATTTTAATCAACGAGGGACAATTTTTCCCCGATTTGATTGAATTTGTCCTTTGTATGGTCGAAGTACATAAGAAAAAAGTCCACATTGCGGGTCTAAATGGGGACTTCCGAAAAAAAGAATTTGGTGATATTTTGAAATTAATCCCGCATTGTGATGATGTGCGGAAATTGAGTGCTGATTGTGGAATATGTAAAGCTGAAGGCGTGGGATTATTTAGTATGCGGAAATCTTTTGAGTCATGCCAAAAAGTTATTGGGGCGAGTAATTATGTTCCAGTGTGTCGTGTATGTTATGAAATTTTCGCTCAGTCGAAATTCCCAGATAGTACAGTGACTAAATAAATGCCTATAACGATTAATAGTATTCCCAGAAAGGAGTAAATATTGAATTTTTTACCCATGAAAATTAGAGAGTATAAATAAACGGCGACAATTGTAATACTTAGAGAAGCTGTGACATACCCAGGATTTGGCGAATGCATGAGTGCGGTGTCGAAGAAATAATCTGCTAATATGTGTATTATAACCAATACGAATAATATAATGAATACATTGGCATATACAGGTTTCATGAAACGTTTGTAATTTTGATGTTTGATGAGATAAACAACCGCAAAAATACCGTAGAGAAAACCAAGCATGGAAACGACGTCCATAGCGGTGAGACCGATGTCAGTGAGTCTTTTAATCAAAATGTCGGTAGCCGCGAAAAAAAGAGAACTAATAATGGCGGCGCCTTGCCACGTGAAATTCATAGTTATATATTCTGTTTATTTAAATTAATTTCTACTCTTAAACGTTAATTTAAATCAAGGGAAAAAATATTTTTACTTTTTCCTTTGGATTTTTTCTTGCTTTTCTTCGTCATATCTTTATTCCGCTCATCCAAATCTTCCATACTCATCGTACTTTTATTGTCTACCTTAATATTAATTGTCTTCGTCTTCAATCCCGACAATAAATCACTAATGTCCGAAGGTCCCTTCATTTCTTTTCGCTCTCTCCGCTCCTCGTATCTGGGCATAGGAATATCATCCGCGTCTCCTCTACCATGTGTCGCAGGACGCTGTCTCATGGACGAAGCTTCTCTCATTGGGTCTCTTATACTTGTGCTCCCTTGCCTAGTAGTACCCTGATTCATGACACCCGACATAAATTTTCCCATACCTGGATTATCCTGACTCATCGTATTTACAGCGGCTTGCGTGAATTGGTGCATCAACTCGGGATTCTGCTTCATAATGTCGTCCATACCAGGCATGGAAGTTTTAAACATCGTGTTGGTCATGTGTACCATTGCCGCCGAACCACCCAACATAAAGAGTAATTTAAGTTCGGGTGCCATTTTTGCTTTGCTTCCATATTTTTCATGAAGTTCGCCGAAAATATCGTCATATTCATCAATGTTTTCGCTAACAGATTCACCCCAACCATCTAACTTAATGTCGAGAGGGTCAAATTTATTGTTCAAAAATTCAATGCCAGACACAAAAGCCATCAACATTTTACCCTGGAATTTCGCACTGTTCTTTTTCTCCAGGTCATGCTTAATCATCTCATATTCACCCTTCATTTCTTCGAGAGAACAATGCATGTCGTATTTTTTGGTAAGCATGTGTCCCTTTCTTTCGAGAGCTTCCAATTTACGCAAATATTTGAACTTCTCTCTCAATTCTTGCTCTGGACTAAGCGTTTCTTTGACCGGTTCGCCAATGTTTTGATCGACGGGTACATCGTTGAATTTTTTCATGTCTTCCCATTTTTTGTCAGATTTCTTCATTCGGTCTACTTCTTGAGCGGTGGCAGACCCTATTTTAATGGTATCTTTGCTGGATGCAATATCAGTAGCCTTTCCCAAATCCGAAAATTTAATAGTTTCGGGGAAGGTTTTACCCGTCAAAGGAACAGAATCTTTGATAATGGTTGGTTCATTATCAAACGATACTTTTGTTGAGCCGCCAATATCATCGAGTCCCAATCCCTTACTTATCTTTTTACCAAAACCTCCTAAAAATCCCGAATTAATATCATCGTTTATGGAACTAGTATTCTTTGATTTGTCTTTTCCGGGCGATTTGCCGACTTTGCTACTATTTATTAAAAGATCCATTCCTGGTCCAACATCGATACTTTTATCACTTGCGGAAGCTGGTACCGAACTATCTTTTGATTTACCATTCGACCCCCCTAAAGGCAGAATATCAATTTTACCCGCGGGACCATCTTTAATTTCTTCAATGTTTAGATTCAACATTTTTTATAGTTAGAATAAGAATTAAAATTTTTAAGTATTACGCGGTAAATATAATTAATTTGAACCATTATTTGGAGACTTAATTATTAGACAGATATCCAATTAAGATGTTTGATTAAGATGCCCAATTATTTGTAGGAAACAATCGGCCAAATCGTCACGCTTACTGTGTTTGTTGAAGTATTCTTCCCATTTTTTGAGAGACGTGTTTTCTTCAAACATTTTTCGAGATACCACCACACCCAATTTCTTTCGATCAGCATATGTTTTTTGATTACCAGGAAAAGGTTTTAATTTTTGTTTGGGTGACACGAAAAATATATTTTTGCGTCCTTTTTCAACAAAATGCTGTGTTATCATTCCTTGTAATATAGTCATTCGAACTGCCATTTTTCCCATTTGATTTTCAATGAGGATACAATCAATCTTTTCTTTGGTAAAATGTGGGGGGAAATGAGTGGCTATACTCTGTGCAATTTCGAGATAACCTAGCGTATTAGAATTCACGCTAACAGCTGGTTCGAAATATTTATCTTTGAGTTCTTTGATAATTAGGGCTATAATATCCACTTTTTTCGGTTTTTTCCCCAGAGACTTTATATCCATTTCGTGTGTGGTACAAATCTTTATTAAATCAGCATTGCTTGTAGTTTTCAGTTTATTTGCAGATAATTTTTTAAAACTAATTTTGGGTATTTTCCATTTACGTCCCTTGGCATGAGTCTTACAATAAGCTTTACCATCTTTACAATACATGCCTTTCTTTTCACACACCAAGCCTTTTTTGGTTTGTCCCATACATTGTTTTTTGGTATCATTACATAGGTTGATGATATCCCATTTTAGAATATTTCCCGAAAAACGATAAGGTGTCGACGCGGACCACGTATTTAATTCGCTGGTTTCAGATGTCTTAGTTTCGCAAATACAATAGGCGAGATGTCTCATCCCGACATCAATACTTAATATTTTCATTAAAAAGAGTACAGAAAATACTTCTAAATGAAAACACAAAACACTAAACACAAAACACAAAACACTAAACACAAAACACTAAACACTAAACA